AAGAATTCTCTATCTCGTTTTTTCTGAGTACTACCTATATTTACTATTGGTTTTTTTCTAGCCATTATGATATATTTTCTAAATCCCCCTCTATCTTAACCTCATCACTTTCTTCAAAACTCCAAGGAGTATTTGGATTCCCATTACCATCCTCAGTATATGAAGGGTCATTTGAATTTAATATATATGGTGGAAATAAGTTTCTTATAAACTTTATGTGAAAATCATTACCAACTTGCTCAAATTTATAATCTCTTGGGGCAATATAACCACCATTTACAAATACATCAAATCTACTATCAGTTTTTCGTTTAGATTCTAATCTACTATCTAAAGTTTTTAATCTACAATTGGTTGCCTTATAAATCCAATATAACTCATGTGTTAAATTCACATAAGTCATATTAAATTCTTTAGGTTGATTAACCTCTTTCATTATATTTTTAAGAGTCTTTATATTCATAATTGTTCGTATTTTCCAACAATATCAACTTCATCATCAGCATCTAAATTAAATCCTAATCCAACAAATGTGAATATGATTTCATCATCGGTACCATTAAAAGAATATGTGTAAGTTGTTGATGGTTTAAATTCTGAATTAATGTAAACTCTAAACCAATTTGCCGTATCAAATGAACCTATTAATTCAACAGGTAATATTGGTAATCTTACGTTTGTTAATTTAACAGTTGTAGAATTAGTAAATTCAGCTCTTTGTGAACTTCTAATTGCAACAAAGTCAATTACCGATTGATATTCATTATATATGTTAGGGTTAGTAAATGATGTACCAGTTAAATCAGTTTCCACACCCCATACTACTTTCTTAGGAGTAAATGATTTTTTAACAGTTGGCTTATCATCATAGGTTTCAGGTAATAAATAAGCGTTAGTCACCATTGTGAATGATGTTCTAATTACTCTCTCAGAACCCTCTCCAACTTCCTGTTGGTTATCAAATGAATCAATTCTAGTCCTAAATCTGAAACCATTTTCGGTTCCCCAATATCTATCAGTTGCATACTGAAATTGTTCAACTATGTTGTTCATATGTTCGGTGAAGGATGTCCAAATCATTACCTCATAAGTTACAGTTACATAATCAGGTACCGAAACTTCATATTGTTCTAAAGCTCTACTTGCTCCAGATTGTAATGAAAATCTCTCATATCTATTTTTTTGAGAATATTTTCTATAAGCTGGTAATGTGTTGACATCTTTAAATTGAGCCATCCCATCTTGCCTATCAATGGAGTTTCTCTTAAACATTACTAAAGGTAATTGAATCTTACCTCTTTGGTCTCTTAGATATCCCTTTGTTCTTGCATTATTCCATCGCTCAGCATTACCATATAATAAAGGAACTTTAATTTGATTTCCATTTTCTTCCACATTTGGAATAATAGAATCAACCATATATTCAGCAATAGTAGTATCAATATCAATAAGTTTTACACCAGAGGTGAATTCCTTAGAAATACTAATTTGATTTGCTCTATTTGTTTCTTTCTTATTCATTATATAACTCTCATTTCAGTTTGAATAGAACTTCTTCTAGTCATAAATGTTGATGCTATGATTGAGAATTTCTCCCCACTCTGTCCACCAATTAATTGGTCTTCTCTTACATTGTTAATTTCAAAGTATGCATCGTTGTGCATTATAATATCTCCAATCTCTGGATAGAATTCTTTATCCTTTAATGTAAATCTATTAAATCTAAATTCTACGTTTTGTCCCGAATCAGGTCCAAATCCTTCATAAGATATACTACTATCATCTCTTTCGATTACCGCACTACATTCCGTACCTTGATAATAGGTTTTATTTAGCGATTCCCCATATAGGTTTGTTGAAATATCCTCAATAGCAAGTTTGAATAGAACAACAGTTGTTTCAATAACCGCATCTACTAACTCTCTTGAGATTCCTTCAAAGAATCTTATATCTCTATCTAGTGCAAATCTTGGCATATTCTATTATCCGGTATAAATCGATAGTGGAACTTTTCTTAACATCTCTTGTTGATAATTAGATTCATTATTTCTAATCTCAAATTGTGTTTTTCTACTTAACTCTTCTAAGTTTTCTCTGAGTTGTTCAATCAAAGCATCTTTTTCAGTTTGAGCCTCAGCTCTTAATGCCGCTCCATCTAACGATATTTCTGAACCAGGAATAGGTACTGAACTATATTTTTCTCTGATTGCTCCTAATAATTCTTTGGTAAGAGCAAGTGTATATTTTCTAATCCATTGCTTACCCACATCGTTTATATATTGATATGGTATAAAATCGTATCCAACATTTGAGTAATCTGAAATTACATCGGGTTTTATAGTTGTTGAATTCTCAACAAATTCGTTTCTTACAAAATATTCAAAAAACATTCTACCATTAGTAGTTGGGATTGGGAATATTTGTAATTTATTGTTTGTAATATTAAATGAATGTGCTGATTTACGAATTTCATCGTTAAATTCAATTGCTTGAATTCTAAGTATATCCTCATAAACAGGCATCAATATAAATTGTGCTGCTGGTGAGAATGAACCAAAACCAAATTCATCTATTAAGTTAAGAGTACCTTGTCCACTTACCGAATAAGGGTCAAAGAATCTATTGATTGCAGGAGTTGCTTCATGAAACACTTTAACTACATCAATACGATTACCATTTTCAGAAGAACTAGCGAATAGTTCTAAATCATAGGTTTGTTGCCCCGCTACAACCTCTATGTAATCGGTTTTAATATCAGTATTACCACCCACACCAACTAAAGTACCATAAGCATCTGAAATTCCAATCAATGTTGGTAAAAACGAACCTTCTACTAATTTTTGTGAATAATTTGTACCAGTTGGTACACCTTTAAGTACATCGAGATTATTTCTGATGTTAAATTGGTTTACTTGTGCCGCATATTCAGCAGTAGCTTCTTCAAAGCATGAATAAAAACTTTCATCTACTAATTCAACGTTTTGTACTGGGTATCCTAATCGTTTTGCACACCAATTAGCTATTTTAGGTGCATCTGATTGGAAGTTTGTATCACTATCAAATGTACCAAATGGTGTTTGCCCTATTTCAAAGGATGATGAACCCGGATATATGTATTCTACTGCCATTTACGATTCCTCTATTGTTTAACTCATCTATAAATATAAAGAAAAAGAAGAATAGGTTTTTTAAATATAGAATCTATACATAACTCATTAATTTGTGTTTGTATTCACTATCATAGCTGTCTGATAATCAGACAGTTACAAAGCATAAAAAAAGAGGGATAGTTTCCTACCCCTCTAATTTTATTAACTTAACGTTCTATTAGATAGATTGTAAGTCTTTTACAAAGATACGACCGTAATATTCTGGTCTAACCATTTTCTTAGCGTATCTCGTCATAACACCTCTCCTAGGAGTGAAGTTAGTTGGGTCATACACTAATGGAGTCATGATTAATGGTACATAAGGTGCGTAAACTGCTCCTGTTTCTAGGAAGTTTGAACCTCTAAATCCTAACAAGATTTCGTTTGAAGTCATGTAAGGGTTTTTGTACACAGTATATCTATTAGCAATCGCACCAACAGTAGTTACACCAGCAGCGAAAGATGAAGCATCTTTATCAGCTGATACAGTAAATCCAGGGATAGATTCTAAGATAGTACATACATCAGGAGAAGCAACTACGAAGTTAGCTCCACCTCTTAAAGTCAATTGGTGAATCTTATTAGATACTTTGTTTAATTTAGTACCTAAAGTTTGGAACCAAGTGTTCTTTTGGTAAGCAACAGCTGAATTACCTTCAGACCATGCACCAGTTGAAGAGTTGTACTCTTCACCGATTGTTGCTGACCAGTACTCAGTAGTTAATGCGTTAGACTTTAACATATCTAAGATTTCTAAATCAATCTCTAATGAGATGTAATCAGATAACATAGAAGTTAATTCAGCCTCAGCATCAATACTGTGGTAAGCGTTAAGGTCTTGCGCTAATTCAGGAGTCCATACAGCCTTTAGTTTTCTAGTCTTAGCAACAATTGCTTCAGACTTTAATTCTAAATCAACTTCAGGAATATCGATAGAAGAACCAACAGTACCAGCAGCACCAGCTACTTGTCCAGCGTTTTTACCATCTTCGAAATCACCTCTAGCGTAATCAGTAGGAACTACTGAGTAAGTTAACTCAACGTTTCCAGCTTTAGCAGTTTCTAAACCAGCAGAAGCTGATACGAACATTACTAAGTTGTTACCAGATACACTATGGAATTGGTTTAAGTTATCAGCAATCTCAGCGTTAGCGATATTGAAAGAACGTACACCATCTACATCAGCAGTTGCTGGTTTAGCGAAAGTTGCTTTTGCAATCTCACCATCAGAGATAGAAGCAGATAAAGCACCATCAAAACCTACATCAGCCCAAGAAGCTGAAGTAAATGTTACTGAAGCTACAGCAGTAGATGCAGTTACATCATTTGCAGTATATCCGAATCTTCCTTCACCATATAAACCATTTACAGCTGAATCAGTAGAACCAGCATCAGCACCAGTACCACCGAAAAGTGATTGACCAGAGAATGCAGGGTTACCACCTTGAGCAGTACCATATTTAAAATCTAGATAGAATACAAGACCTGAAGGTAAGTTCATTGGTTGTACACTAACGAATTCTTTAGAAGCAATCTCACCAAAGATTCTTCTTACTAAAGGTAAAGCTACACCACTCCACTCTTCAGAACTTGCACCAACACCAGTTTGTGTTGCCTCATCAAGCAATTGTTTTGCTTGGTTTTCGAGCATTACGGCCATTGCGCCTTGCTCTTTTGTGTTTAAACCTTCTAGAAGTCCAGTTGCATCCCACTTACTTTTCAATTGTCTTGTTTCAGACAACATCACTTGTTGTGGGTTCTTTCCTTCCATTAGTTTAGATAAATCAAAATTTGCCATTTTATTTTTCCTTTTTTAATGTTTGTTAATTAATTATTTTATGTTAGCCAATTGTTTAAATCTCTCAGCCATCAAATTTGTGTTTTCAGAAATAATTTCTTTCTTAGGAGCTGTTGAAGAAACTGCTTTAGAAGCACCTTCCGATACTACTTTTTTAGTTTTCTTCTGAGTTCCAGTGAAATTCATAGATTCTGCCAACGTTGCGTAAACCAATTTTACCTCTCTAACAGAACTAGTTCTGTCTAAGTTTTCTACAACTTTAGATTTTTGTTCGTTGGTTAGGTTATAACCTCTGAATAATCTGTTAGCGTACAATAATTTTGCATTAAGAAGGTTTACTTCGTTGATTGTAGATTGAAGTGTTTTAACAGTTTTCAAAGCTTCTTCTAAATCTGCCTTTAATTCAGCATTTTCTTCTACAGCTTCTTCTTCCTCTTCGTTTACTTCTTTCTCATCATCTCCATATCCCATCTCTCTTAGGATTTCTTCT